ACGTTATCGCTTATGTAGTTGATGACCCATTTGCTTTGTATAAAGTAGCAATCACAGGTAATAACTCAACAATTACAGCTGCAGACAAAAACATTGTCGGCACAAACGTAACAGGTATTGTTGGTACTCCTGATGCAAATACTGGTAACGCAACTTCATCTATATTCGGCGCTTCAGCTGCTGTTACAGCAACTTTCCCGTTCCGTGTAGTAAGTGTAGTTCCAGAAACAGCGACAGGCGCAGATGCATTCGTAGAGTGTGTTGTTAAACTTAACTTGTCACAACTTCTATCAACCACTGGCCTTGCTGCCGCCTAATTAAGGAGATAATATATGGCTATTTCACGCGCACAGCTCCTTAAAGAGCTACTACCAGGTCTTAACGCATTATTCGGTTTAGAATATGCCCGTTACGGTCAAGAACACGAAGAGATTTACGAAACTGAATCTTCAGAGCGTTCATTCGAAGAAGAAACAAAATTGTCTGGCTTCTCAGCCGCACCTGTTAAAAACGAGGGTTCTGCCATCGCTTATGACAATGCTCAAGAAGCTTGGACTGCTCGCTACAACCACGAAACAATCGCGTTAGGCTTCAGCTTAACCGAAGAGGCTATTGAAGATAACTTGTATGACTCATTGTCTGCTCGTTATACAAAAGGCTTGGCTCGTGCTATGGCATACACCAAACAAGTTAAAGCCGCAGCTGTATTAAACAACGGTTTCAACACCTCTGGTGCATACAACGGCGGTGACGGTGTTCCATTGTTCTCTGCTTCACATCCACTTGTTTCAGGTGGCGACAATAGTAACATCCCATCAACCCCAGCAGACTTGAACGAAACTTCATTGGAAAATGCAGTTATTCAAATCGCAGCTTGGACTGATGAGCGTGGTCTATTGATTGCAGCTAAACCGAAGAAATTGGTTGTTCCTCCATCATTGCAATTCGTTGCAACTCGTTTGTTGGAAACTGAACTTCGTGTTGGTACTGCTGACAATGACATCAATGCCATCAAGAACAACGGTTCTATCGCAGAAGGTTACACAATTAACCACTTCTTGACAGACACCAACGCTTGGTTCTTGACAACAGATGTACCTAACGGTATGAAACACTTTGTTCGTACCCCATTGCAAAACTCAATGGATGGTGACTTCGATACAGGTAACGTTCGCTACAAATCTCGTGAGCGTTATTCATTCGGTTGGTCTGACCCATTAGGTATGTACGGTTCAGCTGGTGCTTAATAAACACTAGGTAAGATAAGAGGGAGCTTCGGCTCCCTTTTTTAATGGTTTTCCGTATTGTGATATGTCTATAAAAGAGCAGAATGTGAACACGTACACACCAATGTGTACACTCAATCGACTTAAGGAGATTTACCATGTGGACAACACCAGCAGCTACAGAAATGCGCTTTGGCTTCGAAGTAACAATGTACGTAATGAACAAATAGTCTAAACATTTGTTTAAACATAGGCGGTTAAGCCGACACTAGAGGATGTAGTAAGTAACGAGTTTTTCGGCTTTCTGCGTTACATGTAACAACTACCAAATCTACGCCTACCTTTCTGTAATTTGTTCTGCTTTCAATTGACGTTCTTCGTGATGGTGTTTGCGATGGCAATTGGCGCATAGTACTATGCATTTGGCTTCTATCTCTTCACGGGCTATTTTATAAGCTCCGTTCTGTACTAATTCACTTATCTTTCTATTGGCTGGGTCACGAACTACATGATGAAAGTCTAGTGCTGATGGATGGTTTTCACCACAGTTGGCACAAGCGAGCGTACCCTTATAGGCTTCCCACTGAATGCGTTTTTTTATCTTACCTAATCGCACTCTTTCAATCTGGGCGGGTTTGTTGTCTTCATAATGTTTCTTAGAATACAGCTTTGCTTTTGCCTTGCGAACTGCGGGGTCTTTATATGGCATGAATACTCCATTAATTAGTTGACACTTAAACAGTAACATAGTATAAAGAGCATATCAACCGGGAAATTAAATCCGGCTTAGTAGACTGTCCCGGCAGACGCATATAAGACTATTAAGCTTTACTCTATATGGAGAAATTCAAATGGCATTTACCACATTTAGCGGCCCAGTCCGTTCAGTTGCAGGCTTCGCAGAACCAATCACATACATTTTTGCTACCGACGTAGTTGGCGGCGCAGTTAATATTCCAGCAGGCGGCAACATCGTTATTCTTTCTGCAGCAGACGGCGGCCCAGCTTCAACATGTACTTTAGTATTACCTCAAGTAGTTAGCGGCGAGTTTAGCTTAGCTTCAGGTCAAAACCCTCCAGCTGATGTACGTTACGCAGGCATTAAAGGTTCTATCTTGAATTATGATGCCTCTATTACTCACGTTTTAGGCGGGTTTGGTACTAACGATTCAACCTCTACAGCTGGCCAAAAAGTTAACGGCTCTACAGCTGGTGTTGTAATCCCTGCAGGATACGGAGTTCAATTTGGCGGCAACGGTAATCAAAACGCACCTTGGGCCGCTACTAACTCAGTATTGTCCACAGCTAACACATTCTAATTAATCTGAGGGTGGCTTCCTAATAAGAAGCCTTAAATGTCAATCGCCCACATGACAGCCCTTACTAAACACATAGGAGATTAATATGAGCGTAGTTTCATCAATAACCCGAGTAGGCACGTATGAGCCATTCGAGTTACAAGTTGCACGTGGTCAAATCACAATGCACAATAGTTTTTCTGTCTTTGGTTACAACCCTGATGTAGATACATCAGAAGAAACTATCTGGCCAGATGGGGGCACTATTGTTCACCCTACAACTGCTTCTGTTTTAAAAGTTAGCTCTACTAGCGCAGATGATACGTCTGCAGGTACAGGCGCCCGTACGGTATACATCGAAGGGCTAAATGGTAGTTATAATGTTGTTAGTGAAACGGTAATACTAAACGGGCAAACTGCCGTAAACACCACAAACTCATACATGTATGTTAACCAGTTGTACGTTGTAACAGTCGGTTCTGGTGGTGAGAATGCAGGTGTAATTAACGTAGGGACAGGTGTAGTTACCGCTGGTGTTCCAGCCGTTCTATATGACCTGATTGCTATCGGCTATAATACACGTACTACAGCCCATTACTGTGTCCCTGCTGGCTATACGGCATACTTAGTACAAGGCACCATAACTGCAGGACAAGCCTCGGGTTCTACATCCATTACAGCGTTTTTGAAACAGCACAGTCCTGACGGTATTTTACGCGTCGCTGCTGTGTCTACACTAAATAACGGCTCTGTTACCTACGACTTTACGTACCCTATTGCAGTAGCAGAAAAAAACTGTATTGGTGCTTCAGCCATTGGTATTGCTGCAAATAACTCAGCTAGTGCATTCTTTAATATTGTGTTAATAAAGAATAATGGAACTGCATAATGAGCGTAGAACGAGAACTTGCAGTACATGAGACTGAGATTAAACATCTACAAGCTGATATGGATAAATTGGTCCAGGATATGGAATCAATTAAAGCTACGCTTAATGACATTAATACAACCCTTGCGGAAGCTCGCGGCGGTTGGAAAGTCTTAATGATGGTCGGTGGTGCTGGCGGGGCTCTCGGCGCTGTAGTTACTCAATTTGCGCATAAATTATTTGGATAGGAGTCAACATGGGCGTTTTTAATAAAAAAGTTAAAGCTATAGAAGAGACTGCAGAAGAAGTAGCTGTGGAAGAAGTGGTAGCTCAAGAAGTTAAAGAAACACCTGCCCCAGCAAAAGCACCTGCTACAGGCACAAGTTGGTTCACGAGCAAGTAATCATGCCGAGTAAGAGTAAACCTCAAGCAAAACTAATGGCAGCAGCTGCACATAACCCTAAATTTGCTAAGAAGGTGGGTATCCCTACTAAAGTAGCAAAAGAGTTTAACGAAGCTGACAAAGGTAAGACCTTTAAAAAAGGCGGTGTATCATTAGCCGTTGGTCGAGGTGAGAAATTAGCTACAGATAAAGGTGCTGGACTTACTGCCAAAGGTCGTGCAAAATATAATGCAGCAACAGGGTCTAACTTAAAAGCTCCTCAGCCAGAAGGCGGCCCACGTAAGAAATCGTTTTGTGCCCGTATGTCAGGTATGCCAGGCCCAATGAAAGACGAGAATGGCAAACCTACTCGTAAAGCAGCGTCATTAAGACGTTGGAAATGTTAATAAGGAATTATTATGGCTAAAGAAGATTCAAAAAAAGACATGGCGCAGGACAAAAAGATGGCTAAAAAAGCTATTGGTATGCACGATAAACAAATGCACGGTGGTAAGAAAACCGACCTAACAGCCCTTAAAAAAGGTGGTGGCGTTAAAAAAATGTTGGGTGGTGGCTTATCAGCTGCTCTTGGTAAAGGTGTAGCTAACGCAGTTAAACAAAATCCAAATATGGGCGGTACGGCAAGTCTAGGTGGTATGGGTCGAAGAGGCGCGCCAATGCCGCAACAGTCGGCAGCAGGAAAAGCAGCACAGCAAGCTACTATTATGGCACAGCAGAATAGAGGTCAGCTACCACAAAAACCAGCGGGTCTAGGTTCATTAGTAAAAGGCTCAACCGGCCCTGGTACTATAAGTAGGGCTAATATGCCAAACAAAAGCGATTTAGGTAGAGCGGCCGCAGCGGCGGGCCCAGCAACTACACCTTCTGCATTACCCTCTATGAACAATGTTGG